TGGTAAAAATGCATAAACTGACCAAGGGTGGACAAACCATTTATCCAGCTACCATCTATGATGCGGTGGTCAACCCCAAGACACGAAAGAGTCTGACCTCGGAACTTTCTGAAATAGATGCTAGAATATCAGGGAAAAAAGAATACTCTGTCGGAAAAAATATTATAAATCCATCGAATCTGACAGATGGATATTATTTGTGGCAAGACGGAAGTTTAAAACAGCTCTCCTCATATTGCGTAACAGTCTACATCTCCATAGAAGGCAATACACAATATCATATTAGTAAGACAGGTGTTGGTGGAGCATATCACGTTATCTTTGACGATAATTTAAAAGTATTGACTGCAATTAAGGACGGAACTGTTATCACCCCTGAAAATGCAGCTTATATAAGACTGTCAATATCTAAATCTCAGTTGGGTGCAGCGCAGATGGAGCTTGGAGATGTGGCAACATCCTATGAGCCTTTTACCGACAACTATGATAACGAGCAGAAGTTTGTGAGGCTTGAAACACAAATGGCGGCTGATAAGACAGAACTTGAAACACAAATGGCGGATAAGAAAAGTGTTTCGTTGGGTAAGAACTTATTTAACAAATTAACCGTAAAGAATGGGTATTATATTGATGCCTCAGGTAATTTAAAAACGAATTCGACCCTGTCTTTATCTCACTATATCAAAGTCAATCCAAATACATCATATTATATCCAAAATACGAATACGGGCGGTGCATCAAATGTCTGGTTTGACAAAGAATTTAATGCGATAGAAGAAGCGGCCAAATCAGGCGTGACTACCTCACCGTCAAACGCTGCTTACATCAGATTAAGCATATCAACTGCTGTCATTGATAATGCAATGTTCTTTGAGGGCGGCACTGCAACACCCTATGAGTCATATACAGAGAATTATGATAATGAGCAAAGGTTTGCGAAACAAGAAAAGGAGATAAATAATACTAATGCAACATTAGATACATTACAGAGTCAAATGCCTAAAGTGGTGGTCGGAAAAAACTTATTTGATCCGGATAAGGCAGGTAATGGATTTTTGCGTCAGAATGGAACAATTGCTAATAGTACCACTTATGTGACGTCCGATTATATAGCCGTAGAGGGGGAGAGGATGATAACAGCTCATCCCCTTGCTTTGGGACCAATTTATTTCAGTCAATACGATTCGGATAAGACATTCATAACTTCCACTCAAAATAAACAGACCTTAACCATTACACTGGAGAGTAATACAGCCTATGTCAGAGCGACATTCTTAGCTTCAAATTACAAGACAGAAGGACAGATTGAGTATGGTTCAACCGCAACTGAATACGAGCCTTTTCATTATGTAATTAGCGAGGAAAGTTTACCCGAAGGCATAGGCAGCGGAACGACACAGGATGAAGTTAAGCAAATTATAAATGAAGAAGTTTTCCCGGCAAAATTAGTATTGCCGTCCAGTTTGTATTTCAAAGCCAATCGGCAAAATAATTTATATTATAAGCAGGCTATAAAGTGCTCATGTCATGATAACTTTGATTTCTCAGTGTCAAACGCCACATTAAAGGTTTTCGACAGGCAATTGTCAGGGGTCCCCGTAGCTGCATCTGTTTTTAATAATAAGCTTACGCTTCGAAAATTTGGAAAATTGTTGCAAGAACTGCAAATCAAATTTAATATACTTGCCAATCCTTCATCCCATAAGACAGTTAAGATATTGGATAGTGGGGATAGTATATCTGATCTGGGTGGCTGGCAAGTTGAATTGAAAAATTTGCTTGAAGAAGATAATGTTACGGTTGAATATATCGGAACCATGATTAACCGCACTAAAACTACCGGTTCCAGTTATGCCGAAGATATTTGGGGTGAGGTACAGAGTGGTGGGAACATGTCCTTTATCACGGAACCCAAAGGGGCAGCAAAGATATTGACCGTTTCGGGGATTACAGAATTACCGGTTACAGGCTATCCCGGTACATCTTACTTGGATGGGAATAGTATATCTTGGGTAGTGAGAGGATTCAGACTGACAGCAGGGAGTGATGGTAAATATAGCGGAAAACTAAAATTGGGGAAATTCAGTTCAGACCCTAATTATGGTGATGGTACGGAAGATGATACGTCAGGAACAGGGAATTTCCCGTCAGGCGGTACAATCACAAAAACACAATCCGCTAATGGTAACACTTTGGCCGGTGATGCAACGATTACATACACATCTGCGGATGATGCGAGGTATAATCCGTTCTGGAATCCGTCAACTGATGAGTTGGATTTCAAATACTACTTCGATTATTGGGGATTTGATGCTCCTGACATCTTCATTCTCCAGTGGGGATACAACGAGGTAAAGTCTTATGAGGACGTAAATTCAGAAAGTGTACAGACTGCCAGATTACGTGCGAAACAAATTATTGATAAATTTCACAACCAGTATCCGGATACTAAATTCGTTTTTGGATTAGAGGTTTATGGTGCTGAACTTATGACTTTTTCGGGCGCTAGTAATAACAACAACAGCCCTAAGAAATATAGTGTATTGTCATTTGCCGAAGAAATCATATCACTGTTTGAAGGAAACGATGATACAGGTAATCCTTATAGCGACTATGTTACTCTTGTTCCTGTTTATGCGATGATGGACAATATATATGGATATGGCTCACTTTCTGAAAAATCACTATGTGACTTATACGGTGCAACTACGACAGTTCTACAAAATGGAAGAGACGGGGTTCATCCGAGTTATGATAGCGGTGGATTGCGTGAAATAGGAAGAGCGTATGAACCGGTTGTATTAGCTATTATAAATCTGTAGAATAACTCGGAAAATTATCAGTAACACTCAAAACATATATTTATGATACAAAAATTAATCATCAAAATAATGAATCATTTGTCCGTAGAAGTACATCCGGATGCGGAATGGTTTTAAACATAAGGGCTGACCTACACCAAGTTCAGCCCTTACATCATAGTTGATGGATTACTCTACTATTAAATACTTTATACCTGATCTTACTAAAACATAAGCATTAGTAGGATATTCTGATTTCGCCAATAATCCATCTACTGCCTTACAGTAATCTCCATCTTTAGGAAGATAGTTCTCTGAAACAAGAATATTATTTATTTCATACATGATATTTTTGGCACAAATAACTTTCCCGTCTGAGCTGTTGAACATAGCAACAGATTCAATTTTACCATTAGCCTTATCCCCATATAGATTCACCAAATTACCGGCTAATATCGAACTTTCAGTTTTATATGTCTGTGCAATATCCGTTATTTCATTAAAATACAGAGTTGGTTTGGGAAAATAAACAATACTATTCCCCCAGCCACTAATTTTCATCTTTACACCTGATTCTTTTAAGGAACCATTAAATAACGTTGAAAGCCCATAGAACTTGTTACCTATAAACCTGTAATCTATAAAACTATTTGGGGATGGAATATTTTCCGAGGGCAACACATTGGTTGCATCGGAATAAAAATAGCACCCTTTAAACAGGATAAAATGTCTTCCATATCCCATACTGCCAAAATGTCCTCTCAAGCATGGATTTATACAATTAGTAAAAATCAGATTCATGTTAGATGCAATATCTATACCTATTGCTTGGGAACCATACGGCCAGCTATCCGCAGCCTCTCCATTATTCTTTCCACTGTCGAATTCCACATTGTCAAACCATAATTTATTAGATTCGCTTTCTTTAATGCCATTAACATGCACGGTATATCTTACATTTTTCCCAAAAATATAAAAGTTGTGGAAACTGCAATTCCTAGTTTTTTTTATCAACAATGGATGTAAATTAGATACAGGAGTTGGAAAACCACTGTCAGGCATATCACATATTATTTTTGTAGCCCTATTACCAACACCGAACAAATGAATATTTTGCCTGTCAACCATTTCTATATAACAGACATAGTTTTCCTTTGATTCTCCCGATAACGGATCTTCCGTTGCAAAATGATTAAATGATGATGTCCTGAACTCCCCTACAGCAAAAATATACCATTGTTTGTCTGTATCTTTTGGTATGGAATTTATGGCCCTCTGAATGGAATTTACATTGGCTTTATATCCTACAAATATATTAATCCCGTCCTCAATAGCTTGAAATTGATTCGCCGTTTCCTGATTGGCATAACAATAGATAATATTACTTTTATAAACAATTCCATCAAGTCTATCTGTTATCTCCTTTATACTATCTTCGAAACCAGGCAATGATTCAGGTGAAATCTGAATATCAGGACTTAATTTTTTTCCTCCCCCCTCTATTCTCTTGACACTTGGAGTGCCTTCCAAATCATAGGCATTGCTTAATGTCCAAAGTATATAATTAAATGAGCCATCACAATAAATTTCATATTTTTTTGTCTCTGGTGAAGCCTCATTGATTAAGACTTCTGTTATTTTTCTTTCTACGGTTTTGGCAATTCTAAATACTGTTTGATTACTGACATTTGAAGAATCCAGTTTATACCTCAATCCTTTTGCCACAGGTATTCTTACAGACCAGTATCTTGCAGCAGTACCCAGTGTGCCTCCAGATGATATATAATCCTTAGACAAATAAGTGCTGTTGTAGATTTCTTCTTCTATCCCGCTTTCGGTTGTAATAATATTTGATACCTCTTCCTTTAAGCTTGTAAAGGATTTGTTTGTCTCAGTAATCTTGTCATTTAATTCTTCTATTGACGAGTCTAATATTACAAATTCAACAGATTCAGATTTTGTTAATGTAAAGTAAGCGGTAATGGCAGATTCCGGAGCCTCAATTACAGATTTTTCCCCAACAAATGTTTGGCTTGCTTTTAGCAAAATCCTATCGGATTCATCAACAAAAACATAGGCCCTAGCTTGTACAGAAACGCACTTTCCAGTAATCAGAAATCGATCTCCGGCTTTACATTCTAATTTTGTTGCTATGAATGTCGCATTGTTTGTGATTTTTTCTATACTTGATGCTATTTCTCCTTGATTACCATATACAATATAGGCCGTACTTTGATCAAAATTATCAATAATATTTTCTCCCTTTTTTTGATTAATAATATCCATTTTTAACTCGGAAAGTTCTGCTGTAAGACTCTTGCGTGTCTTGGGGTTGACCACAGCATCATAGATGGTAGCCGGATAAATGGTTTGTCCACCCTTGGTCAGTTTATGCATTTTTACCATAATGTATCTTATTATTAGCCTAAGTTCCGGGGGAACTTAGGCGATTATTATTTTATGTAACTAATTATTTATTTAACTATTAAATCATTCTTCCTCTTCCGGTGGCAGAGGAGGTACAAAATCACTCAGCACATCATCATACTCCCTCTCTGACAGAGGGACGCTCTGCACCGCATTGTATGCGGCATAATCCGGATAGGACATGATCTCCGCCGTGCTCTCATCCGTCTTTCCGGCAACGAGGATAACACCTGTATTCTCCACCGATACAAGATTGCAGATGCCATCGGCAAAATCAGCATCGGAAAGATAGTATTCGCGTTTGACCGACAGAGCACCGGGACGTAGTCCATGCCTGTCAAAAATGACCAGCAGACCACCATCATTAAGCCTGCGGCAGTTCTTGTACCCGTGCCCGTCAAACTCCGCAACAACACACCCCGACAGGACTGTGCGGTAAGTAAACCGGAAGGGAGTATTTATATCTCCATTCAGGCTCTTCTCTATGATTTTAAAATCGGACTGATAATTAATTCTTATCATAACTCTTATAATATTGATGTTACATCGTCTATCTCCTCGGCTGTCAGGTATCCGTTCAAGTCAACACTTCCGCCACCTCCTGTCGTGCCTGTAGGACTCCATGCCCCCTTTATCTTGCATTCATATATAGGGCCCGGTATGGTATCCCCCACAACAGCCCAGTCACCTACAACAGGAGATGGAACAGCCTCTTCCAGCAATTTAAGAGTAGAAAATAATCCCTTGTTGCGGATACCGTTCTGCTTGACCTTTTCTAGTTCGGTAGAAGTCTTACTAAAGTTGTTGTTAAGACGGTCTGCCGCCTCACTCCAAGTACCTGTCTTGTTAATAGTATTCAGTTCCATATCACTTCTTTACTTTTAAAGTCCCGTTTGTCACGACTCCTTCTACTGTCTCATATTCCACATATACCTGACCTGACGAAACATCATCTTTCCCCGGCCAATTACTGCAATCAATATTGGCCACATGCTTATACACACCCACTCCATTATATACCGGTTTCATTCCGACTAACAGCGTTTCGCCTTTAGAACCATAGAAGGATACGTTATTGGGATTAAGAATGATATCCGTATTTTCCACATGATTCTGTATTCTGATACGTTCCGGATATACAGTCGTTTCTAGTATCAATTGGTCCCCTGCATATTTCCGCAAAATCAAATCACCATATTCCCATCCGTCCGATGATGTGTCGAACCTTAATATCAAGGTGGCATGTCCTTCAGTCGTGTACATTTCAAGAGTATTTTTATCCGGATCAATGACAATGCGTTTCCCGTCAACAGATGTTTCTACTTTTCCGCGGAAAAATCCGCCCAAGGCTTCAACCACACCTCTGAATTTACCACCCAAGGCATAAATATAGCCACGCAAGAACGTATCGCCACCATGAGTGGCAACGAAGTTCGCCATATTCGCCCATTCTTCATCGGTGGGTTGATAATTCGGATCATTACGAAACCTCATCACGGTCAATATAGCTTGTTGTAACGTGCCACCTGCCCAAAATGCCACATCATCATCGTCATTGTATATGCCGCTAACTCCGGCGGTGACCTTCTGCATCTTGCCATCCTTGTAGTTGCCTAACTGGATCATATTGGCCAATATCAAACCGCCAAGGATGTCCACAGAACCATCCTTAATCGCGCTGGCGATATAATTGATTGACTGGAAACCGGCTGTTGCCTTGTCATTGTCAAGAATTGAAGGCTTCCAGTCAGTAGCGATGGTTCCACGCTCTAACTGAAGGTCACAAACGGTTGCGGTACCACTGATAAGAAATATACCACTGCCATTGAAGGTGATCTTATGGGTATATCTCTGATAAGAGGATGTGAGAGGTTGAGAAACACTGAAAGAACCGCACGAAACAGACACAGACGTACCCTTTGCTTTATAACTGATAACATAACTTTCTCCTTTAATCAATGATACGGACTGGGACAAACTACCGATTGCGGCAGAGTACCCGGAGCCGGCATCACTGTCCGCAGATACGGTAGCCACTCCCGTCCAATATTCCAGTTGCTTGCTAAAAAGTTCGGTATCCGCCGATAGCTCGGTAGCGGCAGACAGGTCCTCTGTTTCATAATCTCCCGTAAATCCAGAATTGCGCAACAGATTGACACTACCAACGGCGGCATTGTCTATCGCATCCTTAGCCTCTTGGGCCAGATCAGCCGCCGCCTGTATCTCATCCGGAAGCCCTTCCATGTTACGCCATCCGGTGGAACCCTGCTCGATATGGAACATACCCTTGATATCAACACCGCCTTTTTGTGTATAACGGATGTAAGTGCTCTCATCCTTGGCACCGATATAGGCATCACCATACACATTGATATAGGCGTGTCCGGTGGACTTGTCAAAGCCCAACCCGATGACTTCTTTCCCGGCAAGAGAGAAAGAGTTGATACCTTGATAGAAAATAATGGAAGGCGAAGTTTCATTAACAGAAGAAAGGATTATAGCTGCCTGACGGGTGATATCCGTCAAGTGTCCCAAACCAATAATATCATCACCGGCAACCGGGATATCACTGTCCTTATCGGCATTGGTTTTGCTCAAATCAATATAGTCAGATCCTACACCTGTCACCTCACGCCAGTAGTAGCGGTTGGATACATTGTGAGATGTTCCTTCTTTAATATTAAATTCTTGAGATAAAGCGAATGTACCGACTGTAAATTCGTTATTGATTGTAATACCATCGACTTCCGACAAAAAAAAGCAGCGATAGCTCTCATCAAGTTCCTCCACACGGACACACTTCATTCCGGCCGGAGATATGATCTGTTCACCACCAACATGCGTTTTCTTTTTCACTTCAAGTTCATCAAAGACAGCCTTAATCTTCACATAAAGCCGGTCAACAACGGCTTGAGAGGTACCATCTTCCAGTACAGTAATTCCACTACCATTCTTACCAACCAAAAAACCTTTCAGGAACGTGATCAGCTCATTGGCAGTGTCTTCTTTATCTTTGCGTAAAAAGTATTTGGTGAGCTTTTCTATATCAGAATTATCCATGTTTTCTAGAATCCCGATAAATATGCGCCCAATTCTTTCAGCTGTATTCTCTCCTTCTACAGATGCGTTTCTTACTTGAAGAGCCAGTTTCTTTAATATGTCAACAGAATCGCTCATTCTCCTATTACACGAAAAACAGTTCTATTAGATTTTAATTTCCCTTCACCGTTATAAAGTGGCATACAGCATTCTTTTAGGTAAAGCACGCATTCTTTCAGGTAGCGGTCAGCTATACTACATGCATCGCTATACACCATCATCTTTTCCTTGAATACTGTATGACTGCTATATTCACCTTCCTTGTTCACGAAGCCGAAACGGGATACATTTCCATCTCCATTTTTGACAATACAGGCATAGGTATAATAAGCCAAAGCTACGCGAAGTCCAGTGATGATTATCTTCTTTTTACATTTAGTTTCATAAGTACCTCCGTCAAGCAGTAGCTGGTATTTTTCAGGATTTTTTTTCACGTCAAGGAACAGTTCGTCTCCCAACGCTGATTTGATGTAGATATTCTCCGACTCACGGATGTAGGTTTCTATCTTGTCAGGATCGAGATGTACAGACATTCCGCGAGACAAAGCCGATACCTCATCTGTTGTTATTAGATACTGCTGCATTTCGTACATACTTTAATGGTTCCACACTATAATCATTAGAGGGGTTGACTACTTCATACCAATAGCTGAATATACGGCTAAAGGTACGCTCTATTAAGCGTTGTTGCTTGCTTACGATAGAATTGTAATACTCGAAAGCATCTTCCAAAATATCGCCTGAGAATCCGACTTTACCAATACGGATGCAATACCATGGCTCTTGGCCATAAGCTGAATAAATACGTTCAACCACACTTGCGTCAGTAACGGTAAATTCTTTGTCGTAATTTTGTGAGTTCAGATTTATTATTTCAGGTTTTTCCTCATCGCTTTCTAAAGTAACTTCCATAATCTTTCCTGCATTCGTATCACCTTGCAACTGGATGAGTGTATTTGAGAAACTGTCGTCATCGTCTGTATCTTTCACTTCGTTGCCTTCTTCGTCAAAGGTTATGTTCGATCCCTTTTTGGTGAATACCATAGCGCCAGGGAAGAAATTATTTCGTACATTTCTGTACTTGACATTGGACAGCCCTTCATCGGTACTCATTTCTGTAGCCACCCGGTCACCTTTCCCGACAGGATAAGTATTTTTCCCGGCCATTGACACCCATAGGATTTGACCTTTGTAGTATTCAATGCCTCCGGCTGCTTCTATTTGAGCCAGTATCACATCTTTTTTGGGGTTAAAAACGTCTATGTAGTCGATGTTTTCTTTCTTGACCTGCAGAGCTTTCCCTTTACGTGTCTTCTTTCCGCTCCAGTCTGGATGCACTGCTATTTTTGCCACATAACCGTTTTCATCTTCTTCCATTAGCCGGCAGTTTTCAAAGGGTATATGATGTAGTTCTACAATGTCACCCAGTATATTGTAATTGACGTGCAGGGCAATACCGTTCATGTCCGCCATATCCTTACACACAAGGGAGTGGATATCGTCAACAGTGTCACCCTTACGGTTTACCACATATTCCGATAAAGCAACCTCACGGAATCCGTTTCCTTCGATAAAGTCAGCGAAACGGTCTGAGCATTCGGATCCTGTAGAGCTTGCAGCAATAATATTTTTTAATGTTTGCGGATACAGGTTGTCCTGTCCGTATGTTTGAATTCCAAGGCTTTGTAGGTAGCTTGTATCAATGCGGTTATTGCTTTTCTTTTTTAAGTCTTTTACTCTCATGTCCGTGAGGATTATATTCTTTATTCTTTTTCGTTAACTTTATCTTCGTCTTCTCCCTGCATTGCGCTCACAATTTCAATGGCCTTGCTTAGATGCAGATTCAGAGCTTTTTTACTGATCTTCTTGCCGTTGATTTGGAAATCTTTCAACGTATCGGTCACGGATTCTTCAGAAACTCCGTCTTGTAATGATTCTACCATTGAATCAAGCAGGCTTTGATTGTATACACGTTTGTTGATACGTTCTTTCCAGTCCGTAGGTACATGGGCGAAATAAATTTCACCTTTCGGATTTTTGGCAAGATACTTTTCAGCAACTTCATCAGTGAGATTGTCATTAGTGTACATTTCACTGCTTCCAAACTCCGGCTGAAGTAGGACACCATTCTTTAATCTATAATTACATTTTTCTTTCATACGGTTATTCTTTTTGATGTAAACAGTCATTTCGATTACAGCATCGCGATAGCAGTCGTTACACGATGTCTTGGTGAATTCTTTTCCCAACACTTCCTTGTACAATCTTTCTATCTCTGATTTATCAGAAGAAGAGTAGGAGGGTAAGCCTCCTAACTCCTTTAATTTATCAACCACTTCTTTTAACTCCATAATCATTCAGATGGTTTTGTCAGTGTTTCAACAAGTGTTTTTGTCGCATCATAAGATGTCTTGTACAAGAATAATGCTGATTTGGGAACCTTCGTTTCTTGCAAAGAGATACTCCATCCCCCTTCCGTTTCTTCAGAGTACTTGTCATTGCCAATCTCTGCGGCTTTCAAACCTTGGTAGTAACCGTATACTTGGAAAGCTGAATCTCCTGGATTCTCGGTTTTATTTAACCCTTTGGCTTTATTTTCCAAAACAATGACAAACTCACCATTAGCGAGCCCGTCAATAATGTCATTGCATACATCGGGGTCATTTGCTAATACAACCATGTTCACTGTGTTAGTGAACGTGTTACGATAGGTTCCTGTTGCCAAGGCTGTATTAGTACCAGTAAAGGGGGTTGCACCGAATACCTGTACCTTGTAACCTTTTTTACCTGTTTTCAGTGCAAGAGTTTCGATCACATTCTTACGGGTTGCGTTGAAAGTAACCGCACCGAAATCCACTTCTGCACGATTCATTATTACGCCCTCCTGTTCCAATCCTGGAACAATAGGATCATCGCACGATGGTGCGATGTCCTTCTTGATAGTTATGTCACATACTGCCATGTTACTCATTTTAATAAGCGATTTGGAATAAATTATCTTCTCCAATCAGACAGCCCAAACGACCTGCGGAATAAGCCTTGGTTACACGTTCGTCCTGATTGAACCACAGTTCTAGTTCGGAGATGATTTGACCTGCAGGAGAACCTACGAACATTTGCTTTGGCGAACCGAATACCGCACGGTGAGGAAGGTTCAGCTTGGTCCCATTGTTTTGGTACTGCATGATCATTCTGTCCCAAATGGACACCTTGTAGATAGGCGTTCCATTGTACTCAGAAACTTCCAGTCCTTTGAATATCTGTTCCCATTCGAGGATAAGCTTGTATTCACGTTTCAGATCTTTTGTCAAGGCATCTGCAAGAGATTTTGTTACGTAAAGGGCTGTACCGTCAAGACCTGATATGCGCGGATCAGCAGAGTCCAGAATAGAATCGAATATACCAATAGCGACACCAGCTTCCTTTATCTTGCTTAGCTGCAGAGCTGTTGACGCTTCGTCATTGGCTGCGATTTTAGTATGCTGGGCTTCACTGGCCGCTCCTATGGCGAACAATTGTTTCCATAAGCCATTACAGGGCTTGAATAGTTCCACATCTACTCCCGATGTTATTTGTCCGGAAGAATCTGTGTCTTTGGCTTCCTTATCTCCAAACCATATAAAACGCCAAAACATACGTTTGATAGCTCTGTCCAAGGCAGGATAGATAATAACATCCATAATATCCGTAGAGGTCAGATCTCCGATATCAGAGCCTGTTTTCAACGCATACTCGGCAATGGTATTCATAAAGTCCTCGTAGCACCATTTTAACGGAGTAGACCAGTCGCCAATATCCCATGTCTTCTCAGCAGCTTCGATTGTTGGCGTTTTATATGTCGGATTACATTTGGCACCAGCCCAACCGATATCACTCATTTCTCCTGTCCATCCGAGTTTTTCGCCATTTGCGACGTTTTGTCGGAAGGTAAAGAACTGTTCCAAGGTTTCATCAACAAAATTGGTTAGGACTAAAAGGTCTCGTAAGTCTTTTACCGCCCCATTGTCTTTTGTTAGATTTTTTACTGATTCTAAGATTTCCATACTTGATTACTTTTTTTGATAACGATTTTTGTTCTTTTCTCGGGCTTCTGCAAGTTTTTTCTGTATGATTCCAACAGGTGCAGCATCATTCTTTTTGCTGTTTGTCGGCTGCACACGTCCTGCTGGGGTATATTTGCTGGAAGCTGCTTTGGTAAGTTTGTCTATGCCTCCTGCATCCTTAACGGCAGCTAATATCTTTACATCTTCTTCGCTCTTGGCGTTTTCCTTTAGCTCTTTATTCTCCGCTTCAAGTTCGTCAATGCGTGCTTTCAATGCATCGACATCTTCATCTTCACTTCCAGGCTCTTTGATTTCTGTAATTACCCCGTCCTGTACTACTACAGTACGTCCGTCTTCTAAAACATGTTCCCCGTCTGGTGATGCGGGATCGCCCACTTGGATTTCTCCTTCTTCACGTTCAACATTCAGTTCGTCACCTGTGGATGTGGTAATTACTAATCCAACAGTGGGTACATCTTCGATTTTTGCGTAGCCACACTTTTTTAATAAGCGGTCTAACAAGGACTGTGGTACAGCCGTTTCTTTTCCTTTTGTCATTCCTTTAGGGTTTTGATTAATATTAAGTTCTACTTTTGCCGATATTGCAGGTACAATGGATGATATGAATCCCAGTTCTATTGCTTTTTCCGGAGAGAACCAGCTGTCTGTAGCCATTTGGGCTTCTAGAACTTCACGTGTTTTTCCTGTCCGTTCTGTATAGAGGGCCAACATTTTTTCTTTATCCGAGTTCAATTCATTGATCATAGCTTCCATTTTGGCTACAGTAAGTATCCCGTTAGGCGCACTGCCGTAATATGGGCTATGAATAAGTAATTCGGAATGAGCGTATGCTGTCCTTCGTTCTAATGGAGCGGCAAGAAGTATCACAGTGGCCATTGATGCGCATCGTCCTACTACCTTACACGATATTTCCTTTCCGGAAGCACGTAGGGCATCATAGATGGCATACCCTTCTACACAGTCTCCGCCGCATGAGTGTATCTCTACATCTATCCGGTTGTCGTCTGATGGCATCCAGTCGATAAAGTATTGTATGTCGGAAAACGATACACTGTCTTCACCTGTGAGCCAATACTTGTATTTATCAGTATCAGGAGCTATGTCTTTATTGATGAATAATTTCGCCATATATAATCTATTTTGAAGCAAAGGTAAAAAACGGTATATGGCTATAAGAATTTCAGAACATAATAGCACTGACACGCTTTGTCAGTAAAAAAAATAGGGGGAAGAATAATCTTCCCCCTTATTGAATTGAAACGTCAACGGACAACCTGTCAATGACTCTATAGATGGTCCTTTCTGAAATGCTGTATTCATCTGCCAGGTACTGCATGATATATGCCTTTTTATGACCTTCAGCCGTAAGACGGGTGTAGTCTTTATACATTCCCAGGTATTTAATATCTGATGCATCTAATGACATTTCAGACATTATCCTAAGAGTGTTCCTGTTTATATATAATAGTTCGTATGCTTTCATAAACTACCGCTTTCTTCTATGTATTTAATTCTATTCGCAACTGAAGTAAACTCTTCTACAGAAACGACAGGGGCAGGAGCCATCATCATTCCTTTGGCGACTGCTCTGGCCAGCATATCTTCGCCTAAAGTTTGATTATTCGTTGCTGTTACATTAATAGGTACACCTCCACCCATCATATTGAAGGATGATAGGATAGGGGCGAACATGGACGTAGCTTTGGCGGTTATAACGGATTCTCCATTCGACAACTGTGCCGGAATACTGTCGCTCGTTCCTGTCCCCGGTCCTGTAACCAAACCACCTTCTGCAAATTTAGCACTTTTTACTATCTTAACAGCATTTGCAATGTTAGAAAGGATTGTTGCAATACCTGATGCCATTGTAGCTATACCAAGAATACCTTTCCCTGATTCAGCGGATACCATTTTTGCGATCGCCTTACCTGAATTGATGGCGATCTCTGCCAAAGCCAACATTTTGCTTGCCATAGCAAACCCTCTGTCAGACTCCCCAATTTGTTCTGTGAGAGCTACAAGACCATTTGTCACCTGTTCCATTGCCTCATATTTAGCTTGTTCTATTTCAATCTCCTTATCGCTCAGTTCTTTTTTGGATTCCAGATAAGCATTCTGTACTTCCAGCTTGCGAAGATTGAATGCTTCTATACTTTCACCTTCCATTTGCTGCAGGCTATCGAGCTCTGCTTTCTTTTGTTCCATCCTTATACGAAGAATTTCCTCTTCGTTATCATATGCTTGTGCGATTTCCGTTTCAAAGCGTATGCGCATGGCTTCCTTTTGCTTGTTGATAATATTCTGCTCATGAGCTGTTGCCAGTTCGTCTATCTTGGTATTGTACTTTGCTTTAATGGCCAGTTTCATTTCTTCGGTCTGTTCTGTGCTGGAGAGTTCCGCCTCTTGTTGTGCTTGTAATTGTTGTATCTTTAACTGGTATTCCTGTTCGCTGCCTTCCTTGACCGATTCCAATTGCAGGGATATCATTTTTAAACGGTTCTCCAGTTCTTTTTTCAGCTCCTCATCGGACAGCTTGCTAAGCTCCATAGATTTTTGTTGTTCCAAAGCCTTTATTTTGGCGTTGATGGCTTCACGAGCCTTGGCGGTAAGGTTCTCTTCTTGCTTTAAACTGATTTGCAAATCCTCAATCTGCCGGGAATAGTTCAATTCAATCTCTTTCCGTGCTTGTTCTCTTTTGTCTTTCACCAAGGCAAGCATAGCATCTTCTGCTGCCCTTACTGCTTCCAGTTCTGTTTGCTTTGCTTCCTTTGCTTTGTCTGCACCTTCCTGGCGGATAGAGTTTAGGGTGTTTTGCTGCTCTGTCTGACGGCCGTAGCTATCTTCCATTAGCTCCTGAAGTTCGTTGAATTGGTCACGGAACACTTTAAGGTCTTCTATCGTACTATCTGATAACCCAAGTTTTTCTATTACTTCATCGGCTGTAATATCACCAGCTTTAATCTGCTCCATCAACTTGCGTACTTCATTGTTCATCTCGGTAAATCCAAGGGTGTTAGCCAGTCTTGCTTCTGCTAGTTCTGTCTGTACGGCAAGGTCCTTCTTCTCAATTTCCGCAGCTTTTTCCGCAGCTTTAATACGTTCCTGTGTGGATAGGGTTTGGTCATCTGCAGCTTTTTTCAGCTTCTCAATTTCAGCTCGGTTAGCGGCACGTGACATGGACAGCATGACTTCCCTCTTGTCTATCTCATTCAAGACTTCTGCCAGCTTCCACGCCTGTTTGGTTTCATTGACTATTTCATCACCGATACCAGCGAATATGGATTTGGCATCATTCCCCGCCTGTTTGAAGTTCCCGGTAAACAGATTCACTAAAGCACTTCCCAACTTGCCTGCCCGGTCTATTAAGACATTTACAGTGGCACCCAGAGCCCCCATTATTTTATTGGCTGCTTCCACGCCCTTCTGTGTTTTGGTGAACCATGATACAAGAGAAGCCAGTACAACCAAAAGAGCACCTATTCCAAGTCCTAGCATGGCGGTTCCAAGTAGTTTGACTACTCTTGTTAGTCCTGTCGTGGTTTTTGCAACAGTAATCAATTTTTGATTTACATTACTTATGTAATTTTTTACTCCGCCCAAAGAGGTCACCATTACATTTATCTGTTGCACGAACGGGATATTGGCATTGGCGGCTTCCATTATAGCTTCCTTGTAATTGCCAACATTTCGGTAATACCGCTGTGTCTCTTCTTCAGCGTCCTTCAGAGCATCAGTAACCTCATTAATTTTATCCCGTAACTTAATGCCTGTAGCCGCATTCCGTTCCGCTTCGGATAAAGCATCGTATTCAGCCGTTAGATTTGACAGTTTGGCACGGAGAGAAACAAGGCTGTTTTCTTGCGCCTTCTCCTGCTTGAGCTGATTTTGCATTGTTTTCGTTATAATACGTATCGAATCATTACAGTCGTTGATATAGACTTTAGATGCCGCCATTTCTTCATTGTACTGCTGCCTTTTTATGTCTCCAGCCTTTAACTGTTCCTTCAGTTTCGCCTCTGCTTCTTTGGCTTTGTCGATTTTTGTCTGATACTCGGCTATAGCTTTGATAGCTTCATTATAATTCACTTTGATATCAAGTATCTTTTCTACTTTGTCTGCCATAATTAATCCAATTGAAAAAGTTTACATTCGCAAATACCTGTTTTCTCTGCTTTTATTGATATGACTGCGTAATATTTTCCATATTGGGCCAGATAAACAGGTACAGACATATCCAAGTTTCGTAATTCATGATCTCTGATTTCTACCAGCTCGGTAATAATCTTAGGTTCTCTGATATATTTCTGATAAGATTTGTAGTTGTTTTCAATAATAGTGTTCCAGTCCAGACCGTCAAAAGTTGCTGTATTGTCGTTCTTTAGGACCAGTAGTCTGGGATCTGTACTTTCGTTATATTGTAAAGCTCCGTCAGATGTATAGGAATATATCGGGATAGTTGCGATTCCACCTTTCATTTCAGACGCTGCGAAAGGCAATGTCAGCGTTTCCTGTTCATATTCCAAAGTCTTATCGTCAACGTATATGATTCCATTGTATTTGTTTTTGTCGTCATTTTTCCATTTGTATACATTTCTTTGAGAGAATCCGTCAATTTTGAAAGATATATTTTTAGGACGGTTTGCACTATATGAGGCGATAACTCTTTTGGTCCAGTTCAGAGCTTTGGTCTTATTTTCTATGATGGTATCAATAGGAACGAAGCTTACGACATTTCCATTGCCGGGAATGGCAAAAGTTCCACAAATAGATGCTATAGCTTTGATAAAGTCTATCTGTTTTATATCAGGTAGGTTTGGAACATAATAGAACCGGGAGTTTGCTTCATCAGTGTCTTTCAAATAGACAGTATCTCGCATCGTTATTTTGACATAGCTTCCTTCTTCTATTGTATAATTCCCCAATTCTGCATAAGGATCGTACAGTATAGCGCTGAGTTCCTCTGTATCTCCTGGATTAAACTCCCCATCTATAGTGAAAGAATACCTGTATTGATTTTCTTGTAATAAGGATATACTCGGATTACACCTGAATTTCAACTTGCTGGTTATGGATTCTTTGTTCCGTATATCGAAAGAAACACCATATTCACCTGAACTTTGTGGTTCCTGGCTAGTATTGACTATTATATTGATAGTTCCAATAATTCTAAGGGGTACGTTCTCTTTCTGCGGCTTGAATCCGATTACCTTGCCTGACGAATCTTTTGTTATAGCCACATAATAGTCAGATCCACTTTCCACAAATTGGAATATTTTGAGAATCCATCCTCCTGGAATATTATATGGAGATATTCCGTCATTTGTTAAAGTTGTAGTGCGAGCTTCGATTTCTTTTGGTGCGCTATTTCTTGAAAGCAATGGAATAACTAAAGTTTTCAACAGTTCGTAGTGTTGTTCTTGGAATTTAAAGGTGATATCGGCATCAGCTTCTATTTTGTTCAAAACCCACATAGCTGTAACCACAGGGTGATACCAGGCAGCCGGCTCATCATTTTTAAAGCCATAATCAATTTTAGGTATTCGGGGCGAATTGTCTCCTTTCTTCCAAATGATGTAATCTTCGTTTTCTGTCCTGCCGTACGATAAATCCTGCAATGTCTTGTTGTCATTTACAATTTCTGCAAATTTAGAAACATTGCCCCATGTCATGGCTATATCTATGGTTTCGGATATTTCTATAAGAATGACGCTGGCGTCCGGTATGATTTCAATCCCATTGCGCAAATAGCGTCCTTTGTGGTTGATACGAGCATATTGTGCTGAATGGGATGGGAGATGCGCATAATTAATCACATGACAGTTGTTGATTGTCAAAGGTAGCTTGATGGAGTATGTGTTGTTGCTTGTGATCTTGCTTACATCGCTAAAAATATTACTTCTAAAATTCAATGTGATATTGGTACTTTCATTAATATCCATTGCTTTGTTATCTATGAATAGTAGTTGTTCTGTCATAAGCTCTGTACGTTAGTTTCAGGTAATATAATGTTCGCTTCAAAGTCTTGCAGTGATACCCGCTGTTTGACGAAATTTCCCACAGACACATTTACGGCCATCCATCTGGCGTTACCGTTATCATCATAGCCCATGAACATATCAACAACAGGAGATGTGGCCATTTGGTAAAGGAAGTCATAAGTTATGCTGTCTATTAATGGAGCGCATACGGGAAGTGTCGTTTCTTCCATTTTCCTTTGCTTTCGTCCGCTACCTCCATGGTATCCGTTCTTGTAACTGTAATCCTGCATATTGTTTCTGATGAACTCTCCGTCATTGGATACCTGCGAAGTCTCGTCTCCTTGCATGAATAGCCAGTAACACCACATTCCATGGCGGTTGATCCATCTCAAGTATATTCCACAGTCTGAATTGTCAACCTTACAAGTGATCTTTGTGGCCATATTGAGCAGCCCTCGGAAGGTGAAATCAAAGGTGTGGTCAAAAACAGATGCTGCCGTATTACTTCCAGGTAGATAAAATTCCACCCTGTCTGAAGCATCTATTCCAGCAAGAATGATATTCCATGCATTTTGTCCTGATAATGCGATAGGGGAGCTTTCGGAACCATCTATAGTTACTTTTACATTCCCTGATGTTGCAGAGTATAAGCCTACAGAGAATGGGTAGTTTTTGAACCATGTCAGCACTCGGCTTCCATTATACTGCTCTCCAACCTTACTGGCTCCCCACAATATGAATACGTTGAACTGGAAGCTGTTTTCAAGTGTTCCTGATTCGTTATACATATCAAGCTCTATGCTAAACAGACGTCCTAACTTACTATCTTCGGTGTGAGTTGACTTGTAATCGACTTCTCTGTATTCGTCAAAATAGCTCTGCGTATAGAATGATAGGTCAAAGAAGCAGGAACCACCGAACGTCGCTCTGTTCTCTCTGTCTGATGTGGCTGTGGTGGTGTCCGTTACCGTTGCAGTAACAGATTGATAGTTTCCGCCAAGGATATTTATTATCACAGGATTAAAGCAGAATCCTATTTGGTCAGGATATTCAATTGTTGTATTATCTATCGTATGTGTTCTCATTGTCGAAATTCAGATTTATATGTTCAACTTCTGTTTCATATATAGCCGATACCCTGCTAGCTATATTGTCCACGGTATTTTCTAGATCACGGGAATAGATTTCCTCATGTTTTCTGTTTCGGTATAGTTCCGTTCCTTCCTTGGCTATCTTTCTAGCGACAAGGTAGGCGAAGGAATCGGGCTTCTTTACTTGTATACCCTTATCTTCCACCCATTGGCGGATAATCTTGTAAAATCCTTTCGGTACTTTCCCTGGTCCACGTCCGGTTTCTAGTACAGCGAATGCCTGCCTGCCCCACAAAACGCCTCCGTCCTCCGACATTTCTACTTTCAGACTGCCCTTTGTCCTTCCACTGGCTACTTGTCCGGCTGCTTCATGGTTGGCTATAATTCGCTTGCGTAACGCTTCCAGCTCTTCACCTATTATTCTTAGGGTTCCGGCTTTAGTTTCTGCTGCCATATACAATCTCTTTCACGCTCTTGTTGCAAATAACAGTACCCATTATCTCTTCTAACTTAAGTTGGATAACTATTCCGGTTACATTAACATCCAGCTTGTCATAGAAAACAGAATAAGGGATATCTCCTGATATTTCTTTGAACATCCCACTCCTGTTCAATAGCAATATGAATTCTTTGGCTTTATTCTTGCATCCTTCTATCACTGCATCATTTTCTGTGCCATCAAAATCGAACTTGGTTTTATCCATGAATGCCATCATACAGTTAGGGCAGTCTCTTAACTGCTGTCTGCCTAGATTAAAAGTTCCGCTTACAGGAAGGAGATTAAGCACTGCCGGCAATTTAATCTTGTCCAGTCTTATATTGGCTGTTTGCCAGTTGTCAAAAAGGTAACTTACACCCTCCATGGAGTCTACTATCTTTTTAATTTTTTGCTCTACCGTCATTTCTTCTTACTTAATATGTTTCTTAATCTACGTTCGAATCTTACTCTTTTGGCGTCCATGTCAAGACATTTATATATTCTGACCCATGGCACGCTGTCTACTTCTGCATGATCAGTGATACCCATGCGCTGCGCATAGTAATCAATCATGCCGAAAGGTCCAAAATTTAGCAATTCGGATCCTGCTTGCTTCTCTTCGGGTGTGGGTGGTACATTAGTCGACGCGAATAGTTTATTTATTCGTTCAACTTCTTTGGCCACCCATTGTACGAATCCCAGTACATCGCTAGCTGGAAGTTGGGATATATAACGTTTACTCAGCCCCATCAGTACAGTACAGGGAACGAACAAGATATCGTGTTCTGTTTCGATGGATTGCAGTTGCATCAGTTCTCCCATATTTATGTCGTTTAGGGTATCTGGTGTCTTATACTGCCCTAGTTGATAAGGTTTTCTCAGTTCATCCAACTTGGTTCTAATGACCTCGGGTTCGGTGGCAATGCTGCTTATTGTCAAAAATTCTTTTACTGTCATATCTTTCCTATTTTTGCTTTTGGTCGTTTGGGTGTTGGTTTGATGCGGAATATCATTGCCATTATCAGCATATCAAGGTAATCTGTGGAATGACCTAATATTTCTTTCATTTTTTCTTTGCTGATTATTCCTTTCTTCCGTGTGTCTGCATCAATATGTGCTTGTTTGAGAACTGACAATTCTTCAATGATCCGTTCTCGCTGTGCTTCCGTGCATACAATACGAAGCAATCGATTGTTAATCATCTCAGCCAGTTTGAAGGCACACTCTGATTTCAAATTGTCAAATTCAGGATTAATAGGTCGTGCTCCTCCATGAAACTCCTTGATACCGTTCAGATAGCTTTCAAGATAGTTCCCCAATCCGTCAGAGTCCGCAATCATCTTACTACGAGGAATAGAGCATTCTATCATCATTCGCTTCAGGTCTGTTTCAATGGATTTTCCAGTACTGTATTCCTGATCCAGTTTGATAAAACACACATTCCCTTTCCAATGACCGGCGATAAATCTGTCTCGTCCCTTCATTGCAAGGTCTGCAGAACCGGTAGATTCACCTGCAGGAGCAATGAACTCATTCGTGAACAAGTCACAGATAGCGTCGTAGTTACACAGGGCAGTCGGGTCATTATCATACTCCCAATTGCCGAAATATAGGCGTTCCTTTGTTACCCGGTCTTTTGTGTTTCGAAGACTTTCGATGTAGTCTTCTGTTGCCCAAGGATTATCCTGCACCAAAGCCTGGATAAATGCATAAGGAGCTTGTAATTTGTCTTCTTTCCAGAGCTTGTAGAATTCACGGTATAGCCAGTTTTTCTTCGGGTTGCAGGTGATAAGTATCTTTCCGGGTACATGATATACATCGTTCATGTGGCGGCCGATACGGGTTTTCAAGACTTCGAAGGCAAGGTAGTGCACTTCACCAGCTTCCTCTATCCATCCTCCTGTATATTCCTTAGACCCCAATCGTTCATACATCGGATCTTTCACCGGATAATACGTCAAGTCAATATAAACGATTTCACTTCCGTTGTCGAAGGCTATCCCTTCATTTGTTGTCTTGTATGCCGTGAAGCTGTGAGAAGATGCTACCTTATTGAAGGTCACGGTAACGGACTCACGGCTATCCTTCAAATTATTTCGGCCAACAAACCAGCGAGTACCGGGAAGATAGTAGGCACATTGCATCAGCCATTCACAGCCTAGCCATGATTTACCACCACCTCCGGCACCACCATACAATAAAAATTTCGTTTTGCTGTCACGAAGAAAATTGTATGCCAATCGCTGTTTTAAGTTAACCTTTTGCTCCATATCACTTCAATTTGTCAGCTTCGGGAGTATAGGGAAGAAAGTCAAATCCGTTGAAGGGTTTGCCTTGTGTTGTATGATCCACTTCCTGTTTGTCGGACAACCCTAGCTTTCGGGCTATAACGTTTGCATTGAAAGCGCCAACACAGGCTCCTTCAAATTGTTGAGTCTCGATGGTTTCTTCCACCCGCGCGATGACGTGCAAAAAATCTTCATCATTTTTTTTCATGCATTCACTTCTGAAGCTACTCCACCAACGTGATGAAGTACCTAGATAGATACATAATCCGGTGAGAGAGTAGGGGCGCTGTGTAGGTGAAACTTCTTGTTGTGTTTGCTGTTCATTAACAGTTTCTGTTCTTTTACCTTTTTTGCGTCTAACAGGCATGGTACGTTGTATAGCCTTTCTTGTTGTCCATGGGTTTTCATCACACCATTGGAAATATTCGCACGCCGCCTCCCATAACGCTTCAGGCGTGGCGAAGAGTTTATCCCTGCCATGCTTGCTGCGTAACATCCAAAACTGATTTCCTTTAGGTGCTGCCATTGTTTATAGTGTTTTAAAGATTGGTATAATTTCTTTGTCCAGATCCCATTTGCGATTATTGGGAAGAGGAAGTGTGAATTCATATTGCAACGCTTTCAGATAATCATTCTTACTTGCGCTCCTTCCGTTGGTTGATGCTACTTGAAATGACGAACCTCTTAACTCTTTTTCTGGGCTTATCTTCATTCCTTTATCGAATATGTTAAAATCCTTTCCGATGTAAGCTGTGTTTAATCTGATGATGTCAGCTGTGGAATGATAATGCTGGAAGTACCATTCACCAAAACGGAAGTTGGCTGTGAAGTTCTTTGCGTCAAGAAATACGGCTTTAGAACGATGGTCGTGTGTTTCCTTGCGTTCAGATGATTTCTGGGCGAACAGCAGCGGAATGCCAGACCAGAATATCATTCCTCCGGGCTTGCATAATGCTGATAACGAAAGTAAGACATTATTTTCATCCTCTTCTGAGTTTACAGAGTTCAACACGCTATCGCACACAACCACATCGTACAGCCCGTAGTCCGACAAGGTCTTGCATATGGAAGCACAGTCTTGCCTGATTTCCTTTTCATCAATGATGTCCGCTCCATCTTTGCGGTGGAAGAATTCAATTGCGTCAATGAGATAGCCTTTTTTCTTCAGCATGGTTGCGTAATCCTTTTGTCCGGCACCGAAATCGAGTATGCGCATATCCTTGGTGATGTATGGTATAACCTGCGTTTCATACAACGTTGAATGGCTACGCTTGCTTGGAACCCCGTTCTTTTGCCGTAGCCGTGCCTTTTGGGCAAAAGACTGTATATAGGTCTTTCGTTCCAGATGGGAATACTCGAACACTCCATATTCCTTAGAGAAGTATTTGAGCGCGATTTCTTCTTTCCCTTCTGGAAGGACATATACAAGTAGGTCCATACCTAATAGTTTTACCGTTTTGGCATATACTGTTGAGATGATCACTTTCCCGGTATGGTCACATACGGCATTTGCAAACTGGCCGTAGCGGAGAATCATTTTCGTAAGGTCAACAACACGTGAGTTGTTTCCTCCTTTGGAAAGAATGGAGATATCTTTGTTGGATACAGTATAAAATCCTTCTGTTCCTTTAGGAAGACTTACATTGATTTCTGGTTGGATTTCCGACAACTCACATTCCGCATAGTTGTGAAGTTGGTTGAACCTTACTTCATCGGTGGAGTTTACACCGTCAAGAATAAAGGCTGGAACATGGGTATACCCAAGCAGCTTCATTGTCTTTGTACGTTGGTGTCCTGCCATGATACGTTTATCCGATTGACGTATGATGATCGGTTTGATAATGCCTAATTCCTTGATGGATTTTTTTAAATCTTCTTGTGCTTCATTAGTGAGCAGGCGTGGGTTATATTCTGCCGGGTTCAATATTGATATGTCTATGTATTCCATCATAAGCCAAGTAGATTATTAACAAAACCAACCATTACACCGTTCTCATCCAAATATTCAGAAGCCCGTGCTTTCAGTGCTTCCAGTTCGCTTTCACTGACTGGAATCTTATACCCCTCAAATACTAAATATTTGATATGAGCTCCGGCTTCATAGTTTGCGTTCTTGAGAACATTATGACTGTCTTCTATATCTTCTGAAAAATCTGTCGGATCAGGAAAGCTGATGCCTTCCATACCCCAATTAAGCAACTCGTTACAATCCCAGTCAAACAACTTGGTTATGTCCCATTGTCCGTTGTTAACGTTATCACGTATGATTAGCTCACGTTCCCTTTCCTCGGTCAGGTTGGGAATAAGAACGGTCGGTACTTGTTGCATACCTAGCGATATACAGGCATCATACCTTTGGTTTCCGGCTATAATGATCAATTCGCCAGTACGGTCTGACAGGATGATCGGTCGGGCTTCGAAATAATCCGGATTGTTTCGGATTGACTCTTTAAGTTTGTCTAGCTGTTCATCCGAAATAGTTCTTGGATTGTTTTCCAGTTTCTTCAGTTCCTCTAGTTTTCTGTAAATAATTTCCATAATTGCTTTTTTTGCGTTACAGAAACGAAGGTACTTAATAAGGGAGCTAAGGGGAAAAATGAGGAAAACAAAGTACTGACACGGCTTGTCAATACTTTGTTATGTGTGTTATAATTCCTTTGTTGATATCAATGCCGAATTGCTGGTAAGATAAAGAATTACAGGAAAGTATTTCACTGGTAACCTGTAAAGTCTTGCATTCTTCTTTGATGAATGTTAATATGAAAAGTGGGAAAGATAGTCACACCCTTCGTGGGTGTGTGGATTGAAACTGTCAACTGTCCTGTGATTAAACAAGATATTTTCTCTTGCTGCTTCTTCTACTGTCTGTTTGGTTTCTTCCTTTATCATAATTCGTCAAACTCTTTTTGTAATGTTTTTATCTTGCTATCTAAAGCATACATATAGTTATGAAGGAAATTCTTACCAATAATTTCTTTCTTTAATGGTACATTATTGTGCATACTGTTGTATGTAAATATCAATTTACCACCATATTTTATGTTAGAACTTTCAAATGCTGTCTTATGACTTTTGTATTCCTCTATTTTATTGTTTAGTTCCATTGCTCTGTTAAATTTATCTTTATCCATATCTTTCCTTTCCACCTACCCTAGCAGCATATACATTGCTACTAGGAATAGATAATAAATTGTTGTTTTACTCATTTCTTTCTTGTTATTTATTCGCAGTTGATTTTACAATAATCTTATTATCGGATGATGGCATTACAATCACATTTCCATCATCTGTGCTAATTTTTAGGATAGGATTAAAGTCAAAGTCAGTAGTGGCTACTATAATCATATCTCCAAAAACATATCTTTTGTCTTGTTCCAATTCATTCATTTCTATATCGATTTGAATTACATTACATCTCTATAGTTTTCCGGTTCCCAATTATCAGTATTGCAATTGAAGCAATACCCAGTATCAGGGTTTGTTTCATGTGAATGCGATCCACATGTTTCACACCAATAGCGTTTATCAATATCTGGTTCCAGATCTTTATTATCTTTTCTTGTTTTCTGGATTCGTTCAGTAAGAATATCAACTAAAGCAGGATTATCGAAAGCCCTACCATCATACATTAGTATGATTTCATCAGGGCTACCACTTCCGTGTTTATCCCAACAAATCTTTTTAGCGATTTCTTGCTTAGACTCCACGTCTAAATCAGGAACTATTTCATTCAAGATGGCAATAATGGACTGTTTATATGCTTCGTCCGCATCAGCGATTAGCTGAGTCAATCTATTGATTATATTCATATTTTTCCTGTTTTGAATTTCTTGTTTATTTCTTTTTCAGCAGCTCTGGCCCCTTTCTTGAAACCTTCCACAAAGCTGTCAAAACAAGCTCTATGGATTTCTAAAGTACATCTTCGCATAAGTGGACAAATCGAACATTTTTGGCTAAGTCCGGCTGACTTCTTGGCTATTTTCGTTACATTTTTCATTGGAAACTTAAATTAATTATTACGATTTCTTTCCGCTGCGACTTCACTCATACACATCTTGCACCAGGAGGTGAGACATCGGTATTCCTTATCCCCATATCTGACAGTCCTGTTATAGAACCGGTGGAGCGGAAGGGAACGTCCGCAATGCGGACAAACCTTTCTTCCGGCTTCCGTGCCGGCAACCGTTTTGACTTTACGGCGTACAAGCGTACATCCCATGCATTCATCCAGTCTGCCTTTGTATTTCCGGCATTTGTGCAGGGAGATGCGCCCGCATGGAGCGAATCTTTCGCAGTCGAATCTGGGTTCTGTATGATAAATGTTCATACGGCATCATTCATTAAGTCGAACAATGTGGGTGCGCTGACCTCCATCTCTGCCTCATACAGATATGAAAGACTATCTTTCCAGTAGTCGTAATTGAGTTCGGTTGACAGACCTTTCCTCCCCAGATTGATAGCGCAATAGGGAACGGTGCCGATACCTCCGAACGGGTCAAACACCAGTTCACCCCTGTTTGAATACCGTTCAATCAATCTTTCGACAATATCTAACTGAAGGGGGCAGATGTGGTTCTGCCGTTTCTTCTGCGACTGCTTGGTATTGAGCGTGCGCATCCGGGTGACATCATCCCATATCCAGGGCTTCTTGCTTACCGGGTCAACGGCCATGAATGTCTTTGGCAGTTTTCCGTATGCCTCCAGCTCTTCGGCGAATGATACGTGTTCCTCATAATCATAGACGTGCCCACGCTCGTAGTTCCTGAATAGGTGGCGTATCTTGTCAATGCCGGCCCCTTTCATGTCCTCGTAACTCAATAGAGAGTTACCCGAAGATTTCCAACTTGCATGAGCGTCTATCTGCCAACGGGCCAACGAATATTCGCTTTTGTTTTTTGTCACCGGCAAATCAGCATAAGCCCGTGAGGTGTCGGAAGGAAGCTTGCGGAAAAGAAGGACATATTCAGGACAACCGATACCCATCTTTGAACCGTCCTTGCACATCTCTGTATATCCAAGCCGATAAGTCTGGTTGTTCTCCCTTACCACATCCGTATCCACCGTGATGCGCCCCATGTAGCGGAAACCGTGTTTCATGTAGTGGAATACAGTCATTTCACTGAACGGGTCGATAGTGGGCATACCGTCACCCGTAGCGTTGCCGAACAGTACACGGTCTTTCACATGGATGCAAGCTAACCTACCGGGTTTAAGAATACGCATAAGCTCCGGTGTAAGATAATCCATCTGCTCGAAGAACTTGCCGTTGTCCTCATTATGCCCGAAGTCGTTATAGGTCGGAGTGTACTCATAGTGGTTGGAGAACGGGATGCTGGTTACAATCAAGTCCACCGAATTACTTTCCATAGTCTGGCATTCAAGAACATTGTCGTTATTTATGGCCCTCCACAGTTTACCGGACTTTTCTTCCCTGCTGGCAAACATCCACCGCATCATCTTTTCCTCTGCCTGCAAGCCGAACAAACCATTCTCACGGACTATATCGGTCATCTTGGCTACCATCTCGCGGTGTTGCGCCCACTTCTGCATGAAGCTCTTGTATATCTCGCCCTCACTTTCCGCATATACCAGATAAAGGTCAACCGGATGCTGCTGCATGAAACGGTAGATACGGGCTATCGCCTGGAGCTTGTCGTTGAAACGGTAGTCGATGAACATGATTGCCTTGTGGCAGTGGTACTGGAAGTTCAAACCTTCACCAAGCATCTCCGGTTTGGCGGCCAGGTATTTCAGACGGCCGTCCTTAAAGTCCGCTATCACTTCATCGGCTTCCTCATCATCCTGCGAACCGTACACAGCCTTACAGCCGGGTATGGCGTCACACAAAGCCTTCCGTTCATTCTCCAGGTCATGCCATAAAAGGAAATGGTCGTTCTTGTTTTCAGGACGGTTAATGATTTCCACCACACGGGCAATCTTTTCCTGCATGTTGTCCCGGCGTTCTTTCGCTGCGTCGGCAAGTCCGAGAGCAGCCTCACGGAACATCTTCACTTGTCCGTCACGGTCGGTTCCGGCAGTGGAGTTATCAACACTAACCACTTCTTCATGTACACGCAGTTCCGGCAATTCATATCCGGTATCGGGGTAACCAAGGTCGGACGGTTTGGTGAGGAACAACGCCCATGTACTTACCCACAACCAGAACTCCTTCTCCTTGTGCGGATAAAGGGTAAGGTTATTCGCCTTCGTGCTGTCACGCTGAAAGAAACGGGTAAGCGCCTGCCCGGTATCCATCACACCGAGATAACCGGCATAATGTATCAGTTCCTTATATCTGTTGGGCGATGGCGTGGCGGTGGCGACAAAGCGGTAGGGAACATCCGCAAACAAGGGAAGGAACTCCTGATAGGTCTTGGTACCGAAACCACGCAATACGCTCGCTTCATCCAATGATGTTGCGGTGAAGTAGGAAGGTTCTATTCTTACACCATCTTCACCGTCGCGCACACGCTCGTAGTTCGTAACCATGATGTCAGTCGGACATATCATCACATCAGCCATAGTTCGTACATAGGTCACTTTCATGTGCAGATGTTGTTCCGCTTGTGTAAGAAACTCAACGACTACACGCTTGGGACATACTATCAGCCCTTTGCCACCTTTGTGTTTCAGGACTACCCGAAGTATCTCCAACTGAGTTACGGTTTTTTGCATACCGAAACTGGAGAATATCGCACGGCAACCACCGGACACCGCCCAGCGAACAGTATCTTTCACATGGGGATATAACGACGGTGTCAGTTCATCCGGATTGACCTCGAACCCGGTCTGACGGCTGATGGCCATCTTGTCTTTCAGAAATTCTATATATTCTTTCATGCTGTCATTCGTTGTTTAATTAGATTTATATTCTTCTCCACAAGACCAATGATACGATTGTGATAAGGCGAAACACCATTGCATACCGCCCTTGACTGCTCTACTTTCAAAGTTTTCAAATTCAGTTCCACAGTCTCGATGCGTTTCCCTTCGGTGTCCTTTGCAGAAAGTATCAGAGAATCCGGCCTCTTGTAATAGCCATTGTCATATACGCAATGGTGCATTGCCGCACCTTCCTCCGCTATCTCGGCAACACTACTTATCACCGTCACCATTATCTCACCGTCACCGAAGCACACACCGAAGAACTTCCCTTTGTCTTTCTTGTACACTTCTTCCCACTTGGCTGCCTCCTTGCACTTTTCCTCCAAACTCCGCTTCGCTTTCACCTTGCGTTTACGCTCCATCATCTTGTCGTGTGCTTCCATAAGGTTAGGCGGACAAACATATTTAGCGTTATGGGTGTCGAGGTTAAAGTATGCCAATGCTTCCAGATAGTCGAACCATAGGGAAGCATCCTGAACGATGTAATGATTCCGGTTGCAGATGTTAAGGGCATGCCGGAAAGGTATCTCGTAGTTATCCTTACGCAACATGTATTCAAAAACGGACAACTGCCCGGTCTTTACCAAAGTCTCGGCTAAGGGGTTGGTAAGCAGCTGGCAAATAGTATCCACAACAGAAACCCGTGCCATCTTCAATAATCGCCCCATCCAACCGTTGCGCCGGAGCAAGGGAGTGACTGATGCACGCGGATAGAGAAAATTTCCCGTCACATCAAAGACATCGTTCATCTCGTAATACCCGGAAGCACTTCCGTTGTGCTGCTTAACATCTGTCTTGCTATCGTAATCCCAACTGAAATGAAACGGGCTACGGGTGTATTTCTTCCCGGTTATCACTTCCTTGCCGTCATCCGTTATCCAATTCTGGAATACCTCATGGATGTACATACGGGTATCGCAACCATACACATTATCACGCAGCACATCGAATGTCCGTACTACCATCATGCCATGGAAGGATTGCACTACCGAATAAAGCTTTTCTTCGGAATCGGCCTTCCTGCTATGTCTGTGTTCCAAATTCAATGATTTCCCGCAGTTCGGGCAATAATGGGTTTCCATCTCCAAAGATACTGCCAGCATAGGCTTGCTCACACGGTCGATATACCCACAGCACTGGCACCACACCTCACCTTTCTTCAAATAGTAGCCTATTTTTGGAAACAGAGAAATGGCATATCTCCGTTGCGCATCCGTCAATGGCGGCAACTTGCCTGCCAATGCCATTGCGTGCTTCTCTAATTTCGTCCTCGGTTTCATTGTCCTATCAATGGTTTACACAGTTCAACAACTCTCTTGCAATCTTCCATATCGAACATACCAATATGACAAACTTCATGTGGTATGTTCAGTTGGTTTGTTGTTTTCCTTGCGAAGTATTTTGATTTCATTTCTTCAAGAGCTATGGTAATTTTGATTTTATTTCATTAATAAGTTCTTCATTGGATATGCAATAGCCAACATTAACTACATCACACAAATGCCTCTTTAAATCGGTTGGATTATCAAATTCAATAGGCTGTTTTCCAAAAGGGGTAATGCAACATTCTTTCTTATATACCTTATGCCCTCGTTTTTCTATTTCTTGAATCAAATCTTCATCAGAGGCTAAATCCATAAAATCATCGAAGTAATCATCCAAATATACATCCACATCGGCTGTAACTGTAATATAATCCCTCTTTTTATTCATATATGCTTTATTTTAAGTTCAACATTCACCGGCTTGTCTTTCATCGTGAAGAAAGCGTCAAGCAGCTTCTCCTTGATTGCCTTCAAAGGCTTTGTCAGTATATGGCTCTCTACTATTTCGAGAGGTATCCTCCTGTCGCTATACGTTATTAGGGACATGGAAATTATGATGTAGGGCTTCATATTCTTTCACTATCGGTTTACATAAATCAACAACTCGTTTACAATCCTCCACACCAAACATTCCTATGTGGCAAACTTCATGTGGTATTCCTAATTGAATAGATAACCACAAATAAGCTTTATTCCTATTTGAAGTGTTGGGGATATGTTTCTTCCAAATTTTATTGATAAGATTGGTCTTAGCTATTTGGTCAAAATAGAAGTGGGCTTCTTTCTTGGCTTCCCTTAGTTCTGTATTTGCCAGTCGTCCTAACGCTCGGTCTGTACCCTTATGCACACCGACATAAGCCATACAATCCCAGCATAGATATATCATCCCGTAAGAACGTCCATAAATAACAGAACTATCCACATATTCGGTACGATTACCACAATAAGGGCAAATCTTACCAGACAGAATACCATCCATAATTTAGAACAATGACATCTGTTGTACTTCAGTTGCTCCTTTCCTTGCCCGTGACGTTTTTTTCCTAAGCGATACATATTGCTCTTCGGTCAAACGTTTTATCGCCGCTTCACGAGCCGCTTTCTTCTCCTCTTCCGTCAGTTCTACGGGTTGAAATGTGGAGATGGATGCACGGGTTCCAGCAGGCATCTTGCTCACTTTGATGTCATCCTCATCGTAATAATGATTATCAAAACTTTCGATAAACACTATTATCCCAAGTATATAAAAATCCAAAGTCACCATATACGTTATCCTTATAATCAGTGTATTATACGGCTTACTTTGTGTTATGACTTTGGATAATTTTAGTAAAAGTCTTAAATGCCAGCCTCCATTAGCAGGGAATGGTTGTTGCGTTTGCCTATGCCTTATCGACACCCTTTCAGAAGTTTAGGAATTTACAAAGGAATATCGGCTCATTATATAAGCTATTATTTATCAGTATGATACGCTCTTTTGATCATACTTACTGTTTTGCCTTTGTTTCAAATAACTCATTACTATAATGCTATTTGTTTGATTATACAAAGATAATCACTATATTTGCAAAAAGCATCAATAATATGACAGATGGAAGATCGGACAAATAAATTGAAAGTATTGCTTGTAGAACGTAATAGAACAAGTAAATGGTTAGCGGAAACATTAAAAATGAATCCAGCTACCATATCACGTTGGTGTTCGAATAAAACGCAGCCTTCGCTGGATAGATTATCTGAAATTGCCAAAGTTTTGGACGTTGATATACGGGATTTACTTGTTCCAACTAAAAAAGTGAAAACAAAAGAAAAATGAAATTTAATACTATACTTGAACAATATTGGCATGAAATCCTTCGGATTTGTGACAAGGGAATATGCTTCGTACGTTTTATGCAACTCTATCTTCAAGTAGCTCTCTATTATGCTTCATGCTTCACCAAGCTTTGTAAGTGGAGAGAGTTTATATTCTTGTATAAGGATTTAGAAGGTCATAATATAGACATTGATTTAATGACACAGACTACATATAGCATTTGTTGGGTGATTCAAAGCAGATTTCATCAGAAGTTAGTTACCATTAGTCGCTTTCTGAATTATAATATTCTTGACACCTATCAATGTTTCTCCCTCTATTATAGCGAAGAGACTGAACGAAAAAAGATACTATTTAAAAGCGTTGCCAAATCTGAAAATTATGTCTTTGGGGACCAAGTCGGTATTAACAATTTTATTTTAAAGCAACCTAGCAAAATATATAGTTACATATTCGATCTACTATTATCAGTTATAATTGAGAGAGCAAAAACGGTTAAGACGGTGAAAGGTTTGTCAAAAATAGAGTTTGAAGTTTTAAATAATCAAGTCGCTTAAAGATGAAAACATATAGAAAAAAAATATATATTGACCTTTTTGCCGGTTGTGGAGGCTTGTCATTAGGCTTACATAATGCTGGATGGAAAGGCCTTTTTGCTATCGAAAAAAGCCCACAGGCGTTCAAAACACTGGAATTCAACTTGATAGAGAAGGTAAAACATTTTAAATGGCCTAAATGGTTACCCAAGCAAGCGCATGATATAAATACGGTAATAGCACAATATGCGGATAAATTGGAAGAATTACAGGGAAAGGTAACTTTAGTAGCAGGAGGACCTCCATGCCAAGGGTTTTCAATTGCTGGACAAAGAAATGAAAACGACGAACGAAATAAACTTATCGAATCTTATATTAAGTTTGTTTCATTAGTAAAACCAGATTTGATATTTTTTGAAAACGTAAGGGGTTTTACAATGGAGTTCCGTAATAATGCGGAGAAGGGTAAAAAATACTCACAAATAGTCACTTCAAAACTTACAGGAGAAGGATATTATGTCTATGGGCAATTGGTTAATTTCGGTGAGTATGGCATTCCACAAAAGCGTACCCGATTCATTTTAGTGGGTATCCGTAAGGATATAAAGGGTGCGAGCGTTGGAAAAGCAAAATCATTTTTCGGGAAGTTAGAAGAAAATAAATTCAGTTTCTTACAACAAAAGGATATTCCGATTAGCCCTACAGTGGAAGAGGCTTTGTCTGATTTAATTAGTAGTAATGGGGTTGTGGATACGCCTGATCGTAAAGGCTTTAAAAGTGGATTATATAAAATTCCAACCTCAAAATACCAAAATTTTGTAAGGGAAAGAACTAAACAACTGTTATTTCCCAATAGCCATAGTTTTGCCAAACAAACAATACCGGTTATTGATAGACTGAAATATATTTTATCTGTTACTACCGAATGTAAAGATATTGGAAAAGCAATGAAAAGCATGCTTGGCATTACTACTCAGGTATTAATACCTTTAAAGCCTCATGAACAGTCACCAACAGTAACTTCACATCCAGACGATATGATTCACTATTGTGAACCGCGAATATTGACTGTTCGGGAATGTGCAAGATTACAAGGATTTCCTGATGATTTTGAATTTCAAGAAAAATATACTACTGGCGGAAAACATCGGAAACATGAAGTTCCCCGATATACGCAAATAGGTAACGCTATTCCTCCTTTATTTGGTGAACAAGCAGGTTTAACATTAGATTGGTTGCGCTATGGATGAATTATATTTTTCAGTAAAAACTGGACTAAAAGATATTATTGGTAAAGATTTGATTACCGATGATAATATTGCCATTTTTGAATTGGTAAAAAATTCGTATGATGCCCATGCAAATGACGTTATTATAACTTTTAAAGATAACAAAATTATTATTGCAGATGATGGTAAGGGTATGTCGTATAAAGATCTTCAAACAAAATGGTTGGCGGTCGCATACTCTGCAAAAAATGATGGGACGGAAGATATAGAAGATAGTGAAAATGATGAAAAACGGGAGTCTTACCGTGACAAAATTAATGTGCGCAAGTATTATGCTGGAGCAAAAGGTATTGGCCGTTTTTCTTGTGACAGATTAGGCGACAAATTGATACTAACGACGCAAAAACAGGATAAGCCAATCGAACAATTGACTATAAATTGGAATGAGTTTGAAAAAGATCAAAAAGAAGATTTTGAGAAAATAAAAGTACCGCATAACACTATTAGTAATTATCATTTATTATTTCCTAATAATTCTACTCATGGAACTATTTTGGAAATTGAAAATACAGAAAATTGGGATAGGGAAAAAATTAAACAGCTAAAACATTCCCTTGAAAAGCTTATAAATCCATTTTCAGAGACGACCGATTTCAATATTGAAATTGTTAGTGAACGGGATAAAAAAATGGATGATGCAGGCATTGATGAAAAGGGAAAAGAAATAATAGATAGAGACAAAATTAATGGCAAAGTTTGTAATTCTATCCTTGATATTTTAAAATTAAAAACAACACAAATAGACGTTTCAGTACAAAATACCATAATTGAAACAAAATTAATAGATAGAGGAACACTGATTTATCATATTAAAGAAAAGAATAAATTCAATCCATATATTGATAATCTTAAGATCAATTTATATTATCTGAACCGTAGCGCAAAATTCAACTTTACAAACAGGATGAAAATTGAGCCGGTAAATTATGGCTCAATCTTCCTTTTCAAAAATGGTTTTCGAGTACAACCGTATGGAAATACGGGAGATGATAGTTGGGGGCTTGATTTTCGGGCGCAACAGGGACGTGCAAGATTTTTAGGAACAAGAGATTTGTTTGGTCGAGTTGATATTATAACAGATAATACAATACAATTTAAAGAAGTTTCGAGTCGAGATGGTGGAATGGTAGAGACTGCTGGCTATCAACAGTTAATGGATATTTTCACAAAAGAGCACAGGCGCTTGGAAAAATATGTTGTTGGCGTTTTATGGGGTGAGGCATTTATAAGGAATAAATACTTCACGTCTGATAATGTTGCATTGAAATTTCGAGAAGATTTGCTAGCTAAAGATAAAGATTCGGATGATATTTCTGTGGCTAAATCGAATATTGGAAGCAAAATTGATTTTATTCGCCTTATTAGAAGTTTATCTGATGAAAAAGATGTGGAGATAATAGATTTTGACAGAGATTTGGTGAATGTTATTAATGAAAATTTAGATGAAATACAACCGAAGTTCATTAAAGATTTAGAAAAAATTGCTGAAGCAACAGGCGATAGTGATTTACAAAAAACAGTTACGATTACTGAAAGTGCTTTTCGCAAATTGCAACAGGAAAAAGACGATGCAGAAAAAAGAGTTATAGAAGAGGAAAGAAAACGAAAAGAAGCAGAATTAAGGGCAAAGCAAGCTGAAGAAGAAAAAAGAGAGGCAGAACAAAAGGCAAAAAATGAAGAAGAAAAAAGAATTAAAGCAGAACTTGAAAAAGAAAAAAAAGAGAAAGAACGGGCTATAGCCGAACTAAATCGAATAAAAGCTGAACAGAGAGCAAGGGAAGAAGAGGAAAAGCGAAAAAAAGCAGAAGAAGACAAGAAAAAAGTAGACAAGGAACTTGAACACGAGAAAAAGCAAGGTATTTTTCAACGTTCAATTATAGGACGAGAAAAAGAACAAATATTAGGTTTACAACATCAAATTTACCATTCGTCAGGTAGGATACGTAAAAATGTTACGGAATTATTGAATCATATAGATAAGTCGCAAATTGATGATAAAATGAAAAAATACATTTCTGTCATATCTTCCGAGTCTACCAAAATAGAATCATTGTCTAAATTTGTCACAAATGCAAACTTTGATTTAACAGCAAGCGAAATCAAAGCAGACGTTGTACAGTTTATATGTGATTATATTAATGAAATTTATCTACCTAATACTCCTGTTATTAATTCAAGCCTAAAAATAGCAATAGAGAAATCATTGGACATTAAGCATATTATAGAGATTAGACCTTTGGAAATAACAACTATTATAGACAATTTTCTACAGAATTCTGAAAAGGCAATGGCAACTGAAATATTGTTTAAATTTCAGAAATGCATGGATGATAAATTGCTAATTAGCGTTTGCGATAATGGAAAAGGGATTCCAGATGAAAATTTGGACAAAATTTTCGATTTGGGATTTACTACTACTAATGGCTCGGGGATTGGATTATATAATGTAAAAAGCACAATACAGAGGATGAAAGGAGAAATCTATGTAATTTCCTCCCAAGATAAAGGAACAACTTTTAATATTGAATTATTATGAAAATTGAATATAAAGTATTATGGCTGGATGACCAGATTGATGTTTTCATTGAAGATGAATACGTTGAAAAAGTGAAATCACATTTAGAGGAGGAAGGATTTAATGCTAATGTTATAACAGTATCAAAACCGGATGAATTTTTCTCTCAATTGAATGATTCCATTGATTTAATTCTTACAGATTATAATATGGCTGAAAAGAATGGTGCTCAGATTGTAGAGGAAGTACGGAACAAATCCATTTTTACGGAAATATTGTTTTATACAGCTAAGGCTGATTTGCGGAGTCTTGATAAAATAGATAGAATAACTTTTCTACAAACGGATAAGGTATCAGGAAGTACCCATCATGAAAAAGTTGTAGAAAAAGCAATTAGTCTTATTGATTTGACAATAAAAAAATTTCAAAATATCGTGGTTATGCGAGGTATGATAATGCATGAAACAAGTTCATTGGATGCCCAAAGTATGGAAATTTTAAAATCATATCTAAATTGCAAGGAAAAAGGTTGTATAGAATGTGCTAATAAAAAGAGGTGTAAGCCTATTTCAGACTCCATTTTTGGTAAATTGGAACAGCAGTTTAACGAAAAAAAAGAGGATGTTTCCAAATTGAAAGAAAAGAGTAATCTGCGAAAATTAATCAAAGATAATTTTTTATTTAGTGCAGATTATAAAATTGAGGCTTTAAGTAAAATATTACAAAGTCTAAAAATTAAGGATTTTTCATCGGATTATAAAACTGAAATTATTACTATTCGAAATAAATTCGCTCATGCAATATTAGAAAAAGATGAAAAAACAGGGCGTGAATATTTCAAACATGGCGAAGATGGAATTACCTTTGATGAAGATTTTTGTAAAACTATCCGCAAAAATATCAATAAACATAAGCAAAATCTAGATGATTTGCAAAGTAAAATTTGAATCTATAAAGTATATGATTGATATAAAAGAAAATGGGAGTATAAATATCCATAAAATAATTGATATGCTTTTGGAACTAAGCCTACCATCTGAAATATATGTATCCAAATCAAAACAATTGGCTTTTAATGAACAATCTGCCGCTGATGATGATTATATTTTGTTAGTATAGGTTGGTTAACTACTAAAAGATATATCATAATATTTTGTGAATCAATTATCCCCAATGAACATGGAAGTGTACTTGTATGATAAAACCAAGTGGGTTCTTGTCCAATTATGGTGCATCATGTACATTTGGCTGGCAACACTTTACTTCTTAGCTGTTCAGAAGAAACCGCATAGCAAGCTGTTTTTATTACTGTATCATGTTCCAGACATAGCAAAAGTAACTAATGCACCATAATTGGACAAGAACCATTATTTTTATCTACCTAAGCTCTTTAGCCAATTTAATAATCCTTTATCTTTCTCCCATTCTCCATCAGAAGAAGGATGTGGAATGAGGTCTACATAGGCATTATCGAGAGCTTCACGTTTTTGCTTAGAATCTACCCGGGCATAGATTTCTGTATACCTCACAGAGTTATGTCCCAAAATATCACGAACGTAAATTATGTTCAGACCAGCTTGTAATAAATGGGTAGCTTTCGAATGGCGGAACGTATGAGGTGAGATTTTTTCGGGAAGTAGTTCCGGATGCAGGTTTCGTACTAAGACTGCATACATATTTATGATATGTGCCAATCCTTACATATTCCGGAACATACCCGTTCACTTTCCAGCAGCTTATAAAGCATAAAAATAGCCTTTAAAAGCACAATCTTATATCCGTTCATCCCCTA